ACAAATATGTTCCCACTTATTTACGATGAATATAAGCCCGCACTATTTGATAATAGTAAAATTAAGATGATTAGTAAAATGATTCGTGGTTTATATGATAATGAAAGTTCGATGAGAGGAACAAAAGACCTTAGCACGCGAGAGTTTAAGATATACGCTCCCGCAGTTGTGATAGGAGAAATGGGCTTTGATGAGCCCGCATTACGTGAGCGTAGCGCAGATGTATTTGTTAATAAACTAGACGCGCACCAATATTTAGATAACTTTATCAAACTATCTAAGTTGCCGATAAGTAAACTTGGTAATGCTATTTTGAATTGGACTTTAACTCTTACTGATGAGGAATTGTTCCAAGTTTTTAAGGATAACATTAAAGGTAATGGTAGAGTTCGTCATAATATTGCAATGATAAATACAGGATTAACCCTGTTAGAGAAGTTTTATGATGCTAACGGCATTCCTTTGAAATTAGAAGCTGAGAAAGAAGTTGTTATGAAAACGCAGTTAGAGGCTCAAACTATTCTCGGAGAGACTCGCTCTGCTGTCGACAATATACTGGAAGCGATGCTAATTATGAGGCAATCTGGGATACTGGAAGATGATGTAATTGATACAAACTTAGAGACTACTCAGTTATATTTACACACTCCAACTATCTATCCAAAGTTTAAAAAATGGGCAAGAGAAACAAGCTTTGAGGGGGAGGTAATATCACATAGTGAATTCGTTAAGCAGATAAGTAAAATGGATTATTATATTGGCTATAAAGCGGTGCGACTTCAAGATGCAACACGTAAAGCAAGAGTCTTTGATATTCAAAAATTGGTGGCTAAAAAGCTATATGAAGAGTAATTGTAACCTAAATTTACTAGGTTGTAACCTAAATGTAACCTTTGCGTTACCTTCGGTTGTAACCTTTGTAACCCTTGTAACCCTTTTTTTGTGCATATATAGAGACGTTGTTCAATTTGTTTTTGGTGCTAAAAATGAGGTTACAAGGTTACATCGAAGAGAATTTAGGGTAACAAAAAGGTAACAGAGGGTAATATAATGAAATTGAAAAAAAAGAAGAAGGTGCTAACTGAAAAACAAATTCAAAACCAGATTATGAAGTTTTTACGTGAGCACGGATTTTCTGCGGACGTCATAACAATAGGTACGTACGGGCGCAGAGGTATGAGTGACATAGTCGCGTGCGCGCCCGATGGTACGTACATAGCGATTGAGGTAAAGCGCGAAGGTAAGAAAGCTACGCGCATACAAGAAGAATGGTTAGCAGAGAAGCGAAGGCATAACGCGATTTCTTTTGTCGCGTGTTCTGTGAATGATGTGAAGGACGGATTGAGTAAGTGGATAATCATTAATGATTAGCATCGTACTTTAATTTCTACAACTACCTTTGCGTAGACGCCGTGGTTTGTGTAGAAACGTTTCCGATGCTAATCACAACGTTGTTTTTACATTTCGTTTTTTTCTGTCCAAGCTTTAACAAGCTTGACGATAATGTCTCTCATAGTCTCATTACGCTTTGCGCAAGCAGACTTAAATCGAGTCCATAAGAATCGATTAATACGTAAGTAATAATACGTATGTGTTATTGGATTATGATTTTTTGTTGACATTGTCAATCTCCTTTGAGGTTAATATTCTAGCAAATCTTACTTGTCTTAATGAGTATTGGAGAGCCTCAATCCAACCTTGGTTGAGTTCTTTTTCTTCAGAGTACCAATGAGGTTTACTTTTGCTTTTCTCTTCTTCAAGAGTTCTCTCTATCTCATCTTCGAGAAAGTCGAATTGGCTAGTTAGCATCATATATTTCCCCGCAAAATAAACCATTATTAGCGTAATTATAAATGCTAACACAACTATTGTTATGAACGTGTACATTGGCATTGTTATCATTTTTTCTCCTTTGGAAATTGTGTTTTTTCCACCCAATCAATAAACTCTTGTTCGTCTAACTCTATTAGTTTGTCTCTAAAAGTGTTTACTATCATTGTTAGTCTTAATTCTCGTAACCTCATTTTTTTCAACCAATGTGTCATTCTTTCTCCTTATTTTATATATAATACTCTTCATAAATACTCAGAGTATTATATATAAGTCATTCTTCCTCTTTATAAAAGTGATTTGAAAGTTGCTCCCATTCAAATTTTTCTGTTAGCAAGTCATTCATTACTATTTTTAACTCTGTTATTCGCTCATCTATATCATTAACCTTGCCTAAAAAATCCATAGAGTCAGCTATATGTTCTACCCTAAGGCTCATAACATAATCCTCGTATGATGGGTATTTTCTTCTATACCACACATACTCTCCTTTTATATTGTTTGCGCTGATTTTATTATTTACCCACCTATCCAAGCAAAAGGTTTTCGCCTCTGCTAACGAATCGAATAACCAATTCGTAAGGCTAGTGTGTTCGTTAGTGATGCCCATAATACCACCATTTGTTACGTATATCTTGAATTTCATTAAAATACTCCTTATTTAATAATTTGAAAGCCTGTGAGGGCAGAGATAAACTCTGCCCGAGTAGGCTATAAAATTATACGCGCTGTATTTACTCAAACATACCCTCGCCGTATAACTGCTCGTAATCTTCGTAGTTTTCTATTATGTCGTAATAGACTGCCTCGTCTAGACCGCTTAATTCCATAGCCATAGGCGAGAGCATATTAAACGACCCGCTACTCTGTACATCTTTGTACGCCTTCCAATCCTCGAACGATGCTAACAATTCCTTGATAGGCTCGACGTTATCCATTACTTTTTTAACTTCATCTTTGATGTGTTTTATCATTACGATTTTGCTCCTTTTCCATTCTCAAGAGCGTGACAAACTGCGCCCATTTGGAATAGATTTTCAGTTAAATATTTCATATCATCAATATCACTACTAGGTTTTTTGTTAGTAGGTAACTTAGACAAAGTCTCAATCGCTACTGCTAACGCCTTACCTATAATGAATTGTCCTCTTACAGAGGACGCGAATTCACACGCCCTCTGCTTAATTTCTTTTTCTGTTTGACGCTTATGCTTCGGCATTGACTCCCCCTTTTTTCGCTTTAGACTTTAGCCTTTTAGTAGCCTTTTCAATCTCATCTTTGACATCTTCGGGGTAAGATTCTGAGGCATACTTTTTAGACATTTTTTCATATTCCTCGTCGGAGCAATTTGTTAGCATATCAATAGTTCCTATGCCACCTTCCATACTATCAACGCTCCTTCTCGCATCTCTCATCATACTATAAAATGCATCATTAAATATGCATCTTAGCACGTCTCCGATTGTGTCTGTCTCATTAAGCGTACTATCTTCTCTACCAATAGTAAACTTTACTCCGTCAGTTAATTCATCGACACTCTTTTTGAATAGGCTAGGATTAGCCTCTTCCATAACTTGTAATATAGACGTGACTAAGTTAAACAAAGGTTCTTGCGCTTTAAATATGCGACCTATATGCTTAGTATCGTCTTTCATTTTACCTAGAGATAGGTTTATAAAACCAATCTCACTCATCTTATCTATCTTGTCAAGAAAGTGTTGCAATGTATCGGGGTCTTTGATGTTATCAGTTGCTTGTTTTATCAAAGTTTCTCTAAGTATGTCTGTTTTTTTATTTTTCATTATCTTGTTTCCTTTTCGTCTATAGACGATGTTGTTATTTTAATTCCCGCCTCAAGTAGATGTTTATCTACTCTAAAGCTTAACATATTACCGCCGTGCTCTATGTTTAAATGATACGGCTGATTATTATCCATACACTCTACAATTCCTTTACGTAGGTTTGTTTTAGGTGTTATTAGGCTCGCATCAATGTAATTTGACGTGGTGCCTATTATGGCGTTTACTACTTGTGTTAGCGAGCCATAAACATTGATGCTAACTACGTTATTATCTGTCATCAAAGGGATATCGCTATCCTTCGCATAAGCTACAATTAATGACCACGCTTTAAAGTCTGCTTTTTTCATTTCTATTATCCTTTTAATCTATCGATTATTTTTTTAACTTTGGTTGTTTGGTTTCCTCGAGACCAAGACGTGTCGACTAACACATCACAACCTATGTATGCTAACCATTCTTTAGATGGCGAAAGACATCTACCATTAAAATTTCCGAATAGTTCATTATCCATAACGAAACCGAAATATCTAAATAGTCCCGTAATCGATGCGCTCCCTATTCTTTGTAGGTCAAGCGGTTGTTGTACTTTCTTTAATGGTACAATAGAGCCTTGTTCGTGCCTATTTCCTTTAGCTTTAAAGCTACTAGGAGCATAACAATATTGAGCGCCGTATATCTCGACACCATATCCAAGACTTTCTAGTATTTCCGACACACAATAGCATATTGCTAACAACTTAGCTGATTCTGACGCATTATTACCACTACTAAAAGACCAATTTACGACTAGTCGTACTATTCGCATTTTACCGTTACGCTCTGTTTTAACCCAATAATTTGGGTCGCCACTCATAACGGCGTCTATGTCAAGTTCCGCACCTTCTTCACGCCAAACTCGTCTTCGTTTAACGCTATCTTTCAACTCGTCGGGAGTGTCATATAAGCCGTCAGCTTTTAGCTTATTTCTATACTCTTCGATATAGTCTTTGACTAGCTTTGAGCATCGACCTTCTTCCAACGCCTTACGAGTACGCTTTAGCGTTTTGTATGTACCAAAGCGCCAATTAGCATCATCGTCTCCAACACTTGAGCCGTAGCCTTTTTTATGCTCTTCAGTTCTGCCGTAGGCATCATTAGGACATTTATCGACGAAATCTACGATTTCGGCTATGTTTTCCCACTCTCGTAGCATAAGCATTCGAGGGTCTTGGTCGTTCCCGTCTTCCTTGTGCACTACTCGGACATCAACAGATTCGTGTAAATACACTTTATTTTTAAAGCCGTCGATTTTACGCATTGTTGCCCCCTTCTGCTATTTTAATGATGCCGTCATAATCAACCTTCGCTTTCTCTTCGTCCGTCCAATCAATAGCGATAGTATTGAAAAAGTCCTTAACTGACTCGCCACCTTTGGTGTGAACATTAGCAGTGAAGAATAGTCTCGTCGACACTATACGTTGTAGCCTATACTTGTCCACTCTCTTACGTAGTGTCCATAGTGCCTTCGCTATGTCCTTGTTCGGTGCTAACTTTCGCTCTAGTTTAGTGTCGTAGTCAAAATGTACTCTCGATGCACAAAACCTATCAAGCGTTGCCCCGTCAAGTTTATTTCTACCGGCATAAATCCCGTCGCCAAATCCCGTGCCCCAAGTATTCGAGGCGGTAATAATGTAGCAGTCTTTATGTCTATAAGCCGTCGGTTTATCCTTTCTATTAGGTACACTCATTTTACCATTAGCTAATGCCGAGTTGATTACCACGGCGGTATTTCCGTCCATAGCATCAAACTCATCGAAGAGAAACACGCCCCCATTTTCATAGATATCGACGAAATCTGCTAATACATATTCTCCGTCGAATAACATACGACCAAGCAAGTGTGCCTCACTCATTCCCGCCGAGCAACTCAGATGAGCAAATTTCAATCCAAATGCCGTCGCTATTTGATGCGCTATTGTTGTTTTGCCCGTTCCCGCTCTACCGACGAGCATCACTTGTTTATCCCAACGGAGATAATTAGCTATCGTCTCGAATTTCGGGTGGTAATGCTCTTCACTATTAGTCTTAACCTCGACATCATTAATTTTGATGCTAACGCTACCGCTAGTGTCAAGTTCGTCTATTTGCTCTGCAAGAGCATTAATACCTCTTCTAGTCGACTCTTCAAGCATAATAAGGTCGGCATTAACTATATTCACAACTTGTTGTGTCTTGTTTATCTCTTCGGTTAACATCGGAGTTCCAGCATCGTTCTGTAGAACGTCTAAGCCTACGGCTCCTTGAGTGGTTATGTATTTGCAGTCGCCACCTTGCGAAGACATTGAAGGTAAGCCGTTCGCTTCCGTCAATTTAGGTAACTCTTTAGAGTTAGCATCGGTTGGCTTTATTTCCGTAGGAGGCTCATTTGTTTCTTGCTTAGTCTCTTCGGAATCTCCTTCGCTACCGCCCCCATTTCCGCTAGAGTCTGAGTCTTCGGACAATACTACTCCGTCGGAGTCGTAATTTGCCCAATCGATTTGATGATTTTTTATCCATTTCCAAAGAGTATCTTTGGTAGCCATTCGAATCACTTTACTCGGGGCGCTTGGCGTGAATCCCGTCGTTGCTATCGTTTTGTTGGCTATTTGCCGAGATAAATACCTCCGCATTTCATTTACGCTACTTTCCATTGTAGGTTTCATTTTGCTTTCCTTTCCGTCGTTTGACGATGTTTTGCTTTATATATAATACTCTTCATAAATACTCAGAGTATTATATGTAAAACGTCGTTATTTGCGCAGAGACCATTCTCTACGCGTTGTATTGTTATTTTTCTGTTCATTTGCTCTCTTATGCGTAGTAATCAAACCTCGCATCGTCGATAAGACACCTTTCGCGTAGCCACCAAATTGCGACCTTGTCGAAGAGAGTCTCCTTCGCCCCTTTGCGTGTCCGCTCTCGTAGGTACGAGCACAGACGGGCGTTCAGCCAATTTTTACTATCCCACCAATTTTTCATAAATTACCCCTTTCCCCGACGATAAAGTCGAGGTTTTGTGAACGCGCGCCCGCCCCGTGCAAGCGCGCTAGTGTGTGTGTAACGCGTAGCCTAGATTTGACAAGCTACGAATTCGATATTTCCGTCAATCTCTTCGATGCCTCGGAACGCGCACTCCTGCAAGCGTGTCTGCGCCTCATACGTGCGAAGGCTAATCTCCTCGAGTTCATCACTCGCGAAGGTGTCTCCGAAGGCGCTCTCTACGATTTCCACTAGGAAAGGAAAGTCTAGCCCTTCGAATTGCTCGTCGTCGCCCACATACACGGGCACAAGTGCGCACTCAAGCACGTGTTCGCCATTGTCGTCGAGAATACACGTCCATTTTGGTTCGAATTTCCCTTCGCGAAGGAGTATCTTCGCGTCCATTTGCGCGGACATAAGCGCGCATTTGAGAGTCTCCTCGGTGCAGTCCTCGATGTGATTGTTGTCTTCTATGCGTAGGTTAACTTGATTTTTCATTTTTTACTCCATTTTCGACGACGTCTCGTCGGGTTTTTTTTTGTTGTCGTGACCCGTCGGTCAACTAAAATAACTTAATCATAAATATCATATTTGTCAAGTTTTATTTTTCATTAACTTTCTATGCCGTCGGTATAGCTGGCTTAATGTATCGGAAATTTCACTCAAAATAGAGGACTTTTTGGAAATTTAGGTAATCCCGTCACTATTAGCACCCTGCTAACAAACAAAATTGTTGCATCATTGCCGTCACTAATGGTAGATTTTGCTATGAAATTGGACAAAAAATCCGAAAAAAACACTAAATCGTCGGCTTTAGAGTCGAAAAATGTAAATTTACTACCGACACAAAGTAGCCAAAAAGGACTCGAAGCTCTTACGCATAAGCTGGAGCCGGAATATCAAAAGCTCATCGAAACCTTCATTACCGAAGGCAATGTATCAATCTCAAAAGCTTGTGATATCGTCGGCATCAGTAAGAGTGACGTAGCAATCGCCTTACGCGTTGACAAGGCATTCAAGTCAGCCTACGCGTTAGCACGGAAAATCACAGATGAAGTTGAATTAATGGAGCTCGAACGCGTCAGCACGCGTAACGCGTTGTTGAAACAGAACGTTACCGAGAGGATATTCCGAATGAAATCACTGAACAGAGACCGCTACGCAGACAAGCGCACGTCCGGTGCTAACGTCGATATCAATATTAATTTCGGAAGCGGTGTCAGTTCCTACGCGAAGACTGAAGTCAGCCCTCCCACGCGAAGAGAGAAGAAGAGCGACCTTAATGAAATCGTCGGACGCGTATAGATGACAAGGACGACCCTAACGCGAAGGACAGCAGAGCCGTGTAGTACGCGTACAGACAAATCCGCCGACCTCCTACGCGAAGGAGCAAATGCGGGGGGGGTAAGCCACCTCGCGCTAGCCACCCCCTTTATACAGCGCCAGCATTATTTTGAAACTCAAAACCGAATATCATATTTATCATATCAAAGGAGAATTTAAATGATTACTAAGATGTTAACTAATACTATATTAAAGGTTGTTCTAAAGAAGTTTAAGCTCGACAAGGTACTCGACTATGTTGAGAAGCCAAACGAGCTAGATTTAAAGGTTTCTGACCTCGAAATGAGAGTGAGAAGTCAGTCTGATAGAATTATGATGTTAGAAAAGAAGAGTAAGAAAATAAAATAATGGACGTATATCTCGGATTCAAAGACGCTGACGGAAAACCATCGGATGCTCTGATAAGTCAGAAAACTCTGTTCGATACGACAGAGAAGCATATATTAGCAGCAGGGTCTCTTGGTTGGGGTAAAACCGACTGGCTTGTATTGCAAGCTGCGATTGAGTGTATGAGCTTTCCGAGAAACGTTGTTATATTAGGTAGGAAGACATTAATGGCACTTAAAAAATCGACATTGGTATCTTTCTTTGATTTAATTGACCCCGCTATAATAAAAAGGCACGACCGTAGTGAGCAGTCAATTACATTTTTAAATGATAGTAAACTATTTTATATGCAGCTCGATGAGAGCAGAGAGGCTATGCAGAAAGTAAAGTCTATGAATATCGGTGCTGTAATGGTTGACCAGATAGAGGAGATATCTGAGAATGTGTGGATAGCTTGTATTGGTCAGCTTAGAAGAAAAAATGCTTCTCGACGAAGCTTCGCTACCGCCAATCCAAACGGTCATAGTTGGGTTTGGAGAAGGTGGATTAAAAACGGTGGACGCAAAGATTATAATTGTGTCGAAGGTAAAATTTGGCGTGAGGGAACTCCTCCTCCTACCTCACAGAAAGAAGTTACCCCGTTGCATTGCGACAACCCCAATCTGCCGTGGGACTACATTGCCGACCGTCTATCACAGCCCGAAAGATGGGTCAAGAGATTCGTTTATGGCTCTTGGGATAATTACGAGGGTCTTATATGGAGTGAGTTCGATGAAACGACTCACGTTATAAAACCGTTTCCTATTCCTAAATGGTGGAATAAATATGTAGTTCTTGACCACGGACATAGAAATCCTACGGCAGTATTATTTTTCGCAGTTGATGAATATGGGGTTGCTTATTTATATAATACACATTACGAATCCGACCAATGGATTGATTATCACGCTGAAAAGATTTGGCAGATTGTCGGTAATGACCCCATAACTCGCTGGTTAGCAGACCCCTCTATATTCCACAAACGAGGAGGTATGGCATCTGATATGTCAATAGCCGGTCAGTACGAAGATTGTGGTATCTTCTGGGAAAGTGCAGATAACGACGTAGTAGCCGGTATAGATAGAGTCAGTAGATATATTAAACTTGACCCTATCTCCGGCAAGCCAAAATTATTTGTATTCGATGTTGATAATAATGTGCCATTTATAGAGGAGATACAAGACTATACGTGGCAAGGATACAATTTAGAAGGTAGTAAAAATGCTCCTGAAGCGCCAAAGAAAAAAGATGACCACGCTATGGATGCATTAAGGTATTTTATTAATTTTGCAGATTCAGCAGACCCGTCGTCACAATATAACTATGCGATGGATATGATGACTGCTAGAAAACAGAAAAATAGGGGGACTTGGAAAATTGTCTAAGAAAAAAAGAAAAAAAGGTGGTAAATTAACAGAAAATTGGATTGGAACGAACGCAGATGGTGATTTTTTTCCCGCACACCATAAGAAAAATAGGGAGTATAAAAAAATCCAAAGTATAGCAGATATTCCTCATCAAGACTTACCAGACTGGAAAGAAGGGGAAAACTCTTTAGGGAAATTAAAAAACAAGAAGGAGAAGAAAAATGGGTAAAGAGTTTTATAGCGATGCGATTAAACTTATGAAGTCTTTTGCTCGTGGAAACCAAAGCTCTAGAAGGGTGGTTGGTGCAACTAGTCGTTCTAGTAAAGGTAGAATGAGAGGAAAGGGGCTTGCCGTAGGGCGAAGACCTGTTCCGAGTCCACCCGTACCACCAAGAAGACCTTAATGGGCAAGGCTTTTTCAGGAAAAGTAAAGGGCGCCTCCCACGAGCGCGGAGGCGTCAAGGCTATTGTTAAAAGGCAAGGTCGAATGATAGAGGTTGAAGGCGGAGAGTTTATTGTTAATAAAGAATCTGCCGCAAAATTTAAATCACAACTACAGGCTATAAATAATGACCCTCAGTCTGTAGCTAAACTAAAACCGCTTCCTAAGGCTAGGATGGGTAGAAATATAGCTAAAAACCCTGTTACTAAACGCAAAAAACGCGTCAAGCACGCTTCAGATTCAGGGGTGTACAGAAGAGGGGGCTATGCAGGCAAAAACTGTCCCGGAATGGGAAAATAGGAGATAAAATGGCAGGGAATGTAAAAGAAGAGCATTATAAGATAATATACGAGACTGGAGGTATTGTAAAACCTAAGGGAGAAGAGCAAGAGACTAAGAGGAATAATGCGCTAAGACAGCCATCTCCAGCCTCTATGTATCAGGAAGGCGGTCAGCTTGAAGAAGATAATTCAAAAATGCCCGTAGAAGAACCTATGCAGAATATTTCTTTATATAAAGAAGGTGGTAGTGTTGAGGAGAAGGAAGATAAGTACTTTAAAGGTGCAGACAAACCTATGCTCCCAACTGAGCAACAAAAAGAGGCTCTTGAGGGTATAAAGCAAGCTCAATCAAAAGAAACTGACGTTATAGACACTGACGATGGAAGTGTTGAGGTTCCTGCAAAGCAAAAAGATTATGTTGGTGATGCTCAGAAGAAAATTAAAGAACGAAGAGTTAAAGCCGTTAAGGAGCTTGGTTTAGGGGACATCAATTACCTTCAAAAAGATAAAGGAAAAGACTATGTTTATTCGCATATGCTACGGGATGACTTACAAAAATATTATGATAGTCAAAAAACTAGAAAAAAATATGAGGAATTATCTTCTGAGGGTAAAAGCGACAGTTATATTGAAAAATATATGGACAGATATCACAGGAGCGGATATGATTTTCACTATATTAACAATCCACACCCCAAGCCTGAAGGCTCGTCTGATTTAGATAGAAAGATTATAGAAATGACTGCGGATGTTTCTACTGAAGAGCTGTTTTCCGGAAAAGACAGTGAAATGGCAGACCTGCAAAGCCAACTTTGGGATATTAAAAGGATTGCAGATGGAATAGAAGACCCCGACTCGGGTAGTAAGGGTGATTTACCGCTAATGATAACGAAAGATGAACATAGAAAATATATAGACTTTATAAATGAGCTCTCTAGGAGCATAGCTACAGATTCTCCTCAAGGTGGCACATATAAAACTCCAGAAGGGGGCACTGTTTCAAGAAATATCGCGAATATGTATGAAAGTATGGTAGGTGAAGATGGAAAGGATAGCAGTGCTATTACCGCTACCAGACAAGAGCTTTCATCTATTTTAAAAGTCTTTGGAGCTGAGCTAACTAGCAACTCTGAGAATCTCAACGCTTTAATGAATGCTATTAGAAGTGGGGAAATTGATAAGTTTATAATAGCTACTCCTCGAGGATATAAATTAAAAGAGGGAGTGAGCGGTTCTGAGGCTCAAGCGTCATTAAGGATACCTCAAAGAATGCAGTCTCTAAAGAAGGATATTAAAGAATCGAATAAAGAAGATAAAGAGATAGATAAAAAACGTTTAGGTGGTCAGATAGGCTACACTTATAAAAATCAAAGATATCAAAAACCTAAAGGCGACAATTATGCCTCTAGCAATAGAGCTTCTCAAGGAGAGAATTTTAGTAACGATATCGCAGGTATGGGAGAATAATATGGCATATAACACAAAGGATGAGAAGAAAAAGCAAAAGAAAAAGCAAAAGAAAGGCGAGATAAAGGATATTGGTAAAAAAGACTTTGATTACGGTAAATATGTTCAAACTAACGTGAAGAAAGGTCTGAATCTCCTTGGGTTTAAGAAAGGTGGCAAAATAGAAAAATATGGCGCCGGAGGTGGAACCGGTTCGCCGGGTCAAGGTGGCGGTGGTGGGTCAGCTCCCGGAGGGTCTTCAGGGTCTAGTAGCTCTCGAAAAACTTATAACTTAGATTATAAGAAGAAGAAAAAAGTACAAAAAAAGAGATATGGCGGTTCTGTTTCGTATAACTCTGGCTCTGTTAAAGGTTATTCTAAAACATACAGTGGTATGGGAGGAGAGGACGAATAAATGCCTGAATCTATGGCGGTAGCAAAATCAGTAGCTGACGGATATCAATCTAATTCAGCTACGCCAAAACAAAATAGACTTAGCGAGATGCTTGAAATCTATAATTGGATGGAATATGCTAATCGCGAAGATATGAATAATTTTGAAGAGGCTTTTAACTATTATAATGGTAAGCAGTGGACTGATGAAGAAGTAGACCTGCTAACATCAGATGGCAGACCTCCGTTAGCATTCAACCTTGTTTTTGGAAAGGTAAATACGGTCACAGGATTAGAGCAGCAGATAAGAAGTGGGTTTAAAGCTACCCCTGTTGGCGCTGAGGACGATGAGTTAGCCTTACTAGCGACAGCTTTATTAAAATTTGAAGATAGGAATAGGCAAATGCAAAAGGTATTCTCAAGAGCCTTTAAAACCGCTATTATATGCGGCAGAGCTTGGATAGATGTAGGCACAAGCTTTGCACCCGGAGAAGTTACTCTATCTAATAAAATTAGAAATGAAAATGTTTTTAATGTATACAAAGACCCTGATAGCGTCGAATATGATATGTCTGACGCTCATTACTTATTAAGGCAAAAATGGCTATCTATACCTCAATTAAAAAGAACATACCCTGAAGTATTTATGTCTAAAACTCCTCAAGAGATTGGAGCTATGTTAAATTTTGAAAGAGACGCTAGATTCCCTAGAAGAGTTCAGGAGATGGAAAATGACTATAGTATTAATCCTAATATTCACGACTGGTCTTCTTTTGTAGACAATAATAAGCGTCGTGCTAAAATTATAGAGTTATACGAAAAAAGAGTAGAGTATCAATGGTATGTTGTTGGTAATATGGGTCAAAAATTCCCTGCCAAAAACAAGCAAGAAGCTATAAAAGCCTCTCAAGAAGTTAATCAAATGGCTCAAGAGCAAGGTCAAGACGCTATGTTTGTCCCTGCCAAGGTTCCAGAAAATAGAATATATATGACTTGCTATTCAGGTAATATGGTGATAAGAGATACTAAATTAATTCCATTTAAACACAACTCTTTTCCTATCGTCCCTGTATATGCCTATATGGAGGATAGCGGTAAGAGGGTTGAGACTTTTGGTGTTGTTAAAAATTTAATTGACCCTCAAGATGAGAAAAATAAAAGACATAGTCAGTTTGTAGATATATTGAATAGAGCTCCTAAAGGTGGAGGTTTCTTTCAACAATCATCTATAGATTCTGAGCAATTAAAAGCATTATCTACTCCGGGCGCTTGGGTTGGTGTTAAGGGAAGTATTAAAGATAAAATATTGCCTTCTACGCACAATTTTATGGGAATCCTTTCGCACTACCAATGGTTGGAACAGACTTCACAAAACGATACTAAAGAGATTAGCGGTATAAATGATAGTCTTATAGGTATCCCTACCAACTCCAGAGAAAGTGGCGTAGCCGCTCAAACTCGAATACAGCAAGGACTAACAACTTTACAAGAGCTTTTTGACCATTTAAATACCGCAAAGCGCCTCGTGGTGGAACAGGTAATGTCAAACATACAGCAATTTTACGATATGCCTAAAATTCAAAAGATTGTCGGTATTATCCATAGAGACAATCCTCAATATTTACAAAATGCGCCAATGCAATTAATACAAAGATTTTATGATTTAAGTTATGATATACTGATTGACGAAGGAGAGACATCTCCAACAGCAAGAATTGCTTCAGTTCAATCAGCAAAAGAATTATTACAATACGCACAAGCTATGCCTCCTACAGCAGTTATGACTATCGTTAAATCTGTTATCGATATGTCTGACTTCCCCGGTAAGCGCGAAATGATAGAACAGCTCTCAGGAGCTCAAAGTCAAGCGATTATGGAAGAAGCTATGCAGAAAGCTGAGCAAGTTATTGCTGAGAGAGAAGCACAAGAAGAGGCGGAGCTTGCGCAAGAGGGTTAGGGCGAAAGCAGACCCAAAGGAGAAAAACACAATGACAGAAGAAGTAAATCAAAAAACTGAACAGGAATTAGAAGAAGTTAAAGTCGGACAGGAGGATAAATCTGCCGAAGGGTATGAAGTTCTCACCGAAGAAGACTTAAATCCTGATTATGAACCTACAGAGGAAGCCAATGTAGCTGAAGAATCTAATGAGGCGCAGCCCGAAGTGGACGCTAAAGAAGAGGAACCAGTACAAAAGGATAGTCCGAAGGAAGTCGAAGACCAAGTCTATAATATTAACGGCGCATCTTATGATAAGTCTAACATTGATAAAATGGCTAAAGACTATACGAATCTTACTCAATTTATGGGTAAGCAAGCCGAAGAACTTGGGAAATATAAAGAGCGTGCTAACAGTCTCGAAGCTCAAAATGCTAACTCTGATGCTAACGCTGAAGAGGTTGAGAGTGAGGTAGCTCCCGTCGAAATACCTGATAAGGAGTATGATATATATTCTAAAGAAGGTATTGCGGAGCTCGCTAATGATATGGCTGAGAAGAAATTCGAGCAATATCAGCAGAAAAAAGAAGAGGAAGAAAGTAATGCTCAGTACTTTTCCAACGTTGCTACGGCTCAGGAAGGCTTTATGAAAGAGCATCCTGAATATAAAAAAGAAGAAGATGTTGTCGCTCTTATTAAAGACGGTGCAAAAGCAGGTGTCGCTGCTGGAGATACGAGCAGTCCTGAGGCTTTAAGAAAATACTTAGAGCTTGCTCACGCTACAGTGAAAGAGGATTTCTCGTATTTCAATGGCGGGACTAGAGCTAAAAAAAGTGGTGGTAATGTTTCTAAAGATTCTAATAAGACCATTGAAAAAGTTATGGAGTCAAATAAAGTTGACAGTAGCCTTAGCGATGTAAATAGCGATGGTACTGGTGGCGCTGACTATGACAAGATGGGCTTTGACGAATGGGAGAAATTACCCGATGATAAGCGTTATGAGCTCTTAGGTATTACTAAGGACTCATATTAATTAAACAATAGGAGATAAACTATGGCAGATGTTAGTTTGTTAGCCGCAGATGGTTCGACCCCTCAAGCCTCTATACTTGGAAAAGTAGATGGTGCTGAAAGAACGGGCTTTAATCATATGGCTATTAATTTAATCCACAGTGATATCCCTGCTACCGCAGATGTTTATATATTAGCTAAGCTTCCAGTTGGAGCCGCTATTATAAGAGCTTTATGGATAGTTAAGACTGCCTTTACCGATGGTATTGACTTTGGTGTAGGTACATCGGCAGGTGCCGCTGGTACTGACGGAAATCTTGACTGTTTATTAGACGACTCTCAGCTAAATAATCACGCTGTTGGAGTTTATGTGGCAGGCGGAGAAAAAGCTAGTGGAGAAATGTGTGGTTCTTTAACCTCAACTTCATATGTTTCGCAAAAAGGACACCTTTGTGTAACCGATAGTTATATAACGGCAAAACCTGCTGCTGACTTGTCAGATGGAGAAGGGACTTTAATTGTGGAATATGTTCAAACACTTTAAATAACAGGAGAATAAAAAATGGCAAATGTACAATGGAACTCAGCTTTAGAAGTTTCGCGATGGGCGAAAGAGCTGTTTACCTCTGCTAAAAAAGACACTTATTTCTCTCGTTTTTTTGGTGGAAGTAATTCAGCGATACACGTTCTGAACGACTTAAAAGCTGCAAAAGGTAAAGATGTTACAGTAGGTTTGAAAATGAAAATCGAAGGTAGCGGAATTACAGGCGACAATACGCTCGCAGGTAACGAAGTTGGAATCGATACTTACACTCAAACAGTGACTCTTGACCAATTAAGACAAGGTGTTTTATCGACAGGTAAAATGCACGACAAGAAGACTTTAATTGACTTCCGTAAAGAAGCATTAGATTCTTTAAAAGTATGGTTCGCAGAAACAATGGAGAATGACTTAATCACTGCATTAAGTGCTTCTCCAACTTATAGACTTCACTCAGCAGCAGGGGCAAACTATCACACTGATATAGCTCCTTGGACTTCTACAACAGGTGTTGTAGCGGGTGATACTATAGGCGCTAAAGCTATTAGTAGATTAGTAGCTAGAGCTAAATTGCTGAACCCTAAAGTTAGACCTATTAGAGTGAATGGTAAGGATTATTATGTTCTTATTCTTCATCCTGAGGCTGCGCACGAGCTAAAAAATCAAAGCGATTTTATGAATGCTGCTCAGTATGCTATGCCTAGAGGTTCTGACAATCCATTATTCACAGGAGCATTAGGTATGTGGGACGGATGTGTAATCCACGAACACGACGGTATTCTTACTGCTGATGATGGTGGTTCAGGTTCCGAAGGGTCGACTGGCGGAACTCATTACTGTAGAAATCTGTTTATGGGTGCTCAAGCTGGTATCGCTGCATTTGGTGGCGACCACAACTGGCACGAAGAAACAGTTGATAGAGGTAATAAGTTAAGCGTTTCGGCAAGTGTAATTTATGAATTCTCAAAAGCTAAGTTCAATTCTAAGGACTTTGCGGTTATTGAGTATAATACACTTACAACTTCATTAACTTAATAGTTGATTAATTATGGGAGCGCTTCGGCGCTCCCATTAATAAAGGAGATTGATGGCTACATTAGCACAATTAGAAGATAGAGCGAGAAGGCGTTGTAATATAGATTCGGGTCTACATACAATTACCTGTGAGGGCACTGACCCTACGAACGGAGACACTATAACTATTGATGATACAGTTTTTACTGTTCACGATACTGCGCAAGATAACAAAGCTCATATAGATAGAGATACTACGCCTGCGACTCAGGCGGCAGATATGGTTGCGGCAATAAATAATGTGTTCGCATCAAAGATATCTGCTAGTGCAGATAACGCTGTTGTGACTATAACAGGGGCTAGAAAGATTAGCATCACGCAAACTGCTGCATCTTTTACGTTAGCACAGACATCTTCTGAGGATGAGCCACCATTAACTTCTGATATAGACCAGTGGTTATTAGATGCTCAAAACGATATTATGAATAAAGTTCCAATACAGTTGTTTACACATAATTCAACATCGGGAACAGAAAATTTAATTGTAAATGAAAGTAGAAATGGTAACTCGTTAGCTGATAGAACAGAAATACCTTTAGCTGGAGGGGCAGCATCAACTACATCATATGCTGTGTTTAAGGTTTTAGAGTTAGCTTGGGCGGCGGCAGACCAAGGAGGGGAGTCGGACTCTATTACAATAGGGGAGCACGTGCCCTATGATTTATTTGAGCAAATACAGTCAGGAGAACATCCTTTTTATTCCAATGCTATTGTAGACAACTCTTTACCTTGGAAAAATAAATTTTGGACAATATTTAATGGTGATATAAAAATAAGCCCTGCCGTTGATAATGCTTCAAGTAAATACAGAATAACATATATACGTACTCCTAACGAGACTAGGACTTCAGAGTGCAGTTTGCCACCTAATTTACAGAATATAATGGTAACGTATGCTGCTGGAAGAATTTATGAACAATTAGGAAACTATGAGCTTGCTACCGTAATGAAACAAGAGTATTTATCAGAGCTTTCTGCTGTAATACAAGGAGCAATGCAATTCCCTAAACCTAAAAATGAAATAGATAGTGAGGTAATCTAATGACAGTTAAAGAAATAGTAGCAAAAGTGAGGCTTAATTTAGGAAGCCCTTCTCAGCAAGTTGTTTCAGATGCCGAGATTCTAAGCTTAATAAATACCGCACAATATGATATAGTTAAGGAAGGCTCTATACTTAGAGCTTCATCTCACGCTCAGACTGTGGCAGACAAGGAAAGATATCCGATACCTGACGATGCTATATCTGTATTAAGAGTTGATTATGACGGTTTTAAAGTTCCATTGGTAGAATATGATAAAATAGACGAACTGGATGTAACCTAATGAGTAGTAAGTATCACATATATCCTGTATTAAAGCAAGGCAAATATTATTATCAATGGGGTGACAATATTGGTTTCTACCCTACACCTACAGAGGTAAAGGCTTTTAGGATTCATTATGTTAAAAAACCTAAAACATTGGTTCAAGGTAGTACTCCGACATCTAATTCATATGCTAGCACTCCTCAGATATCAGAAGAGCATCACGATTCATTGGTTGCTTATGCTACATATCAGATTATGATGAGGATAGACCCTCAAAAAGCTATGATATGGAAGCAAGAATGGTTAGAGTTGTTTGACAAGGCAGTAGGTTCATCTAAGGTAGTCAGAGATGAGGTTGTGCATAGCCCTTATACAGATATTTAATGGCTACTAAGCCTATAAAATATGTTATTGGCGACTGGTCTGGTGGTATAGTAACAATAATATCTCCAAGAGACTTACAGGAAGGTCAGTTTCAGCAGTTAGTAGATATAAATAATCAGTTTCCGGGAAGAATCACTAAAGGTTTAAATGTTAAGGAGCTAACACCTAGTTTGGATACTAATGGCTCTGTCTATATTTCTAACACTCATTCGGGCGCGGCTTTATATAATTATAGAGCTGAATGGAGTTTCGACACTGTTCCTGTTCAAGCTTCCGGAAAATATTGGCTATATATTGGCGCTGTCAATAATACTGCTCCTGCTACAGGTAGTAGTTTTGCTGCTGTCTTGATTAACCAAGAAACTCTTACTAAAGACAAGGTATTTGATTTAAGCTGGACTAAATATGGAAAAGAATCAACAACTACTTCTGCTACAACAAATAAACTTAATGACACAGGTATAGATTTAACCACATTTTGTAGCGTCGGAGATATTGTATATAATACAACCGATGGTAGCGAAGATAAGGCTACTGTTACGAACATAGATAGTGCTAATACTGTTACTTTAAGTAAAGATATTATGGGTAGTAGTCATACTTATAGAATAGCAGACCCGCCTAAGCCTGTGGCGTATTTTTACGGAGGAAATATACGTATATCAGACTCCGTGCTAACTAATCAAAATAATTCTAAATGGATAGGTCACATAAAAAGGAAGTTTTTTGGCGTTGATGACCTTGATGTTGATTTTGCCAATAGGATGTCCCCTAATGCTTTCAGACCTCAAATATCAAAAGATTTTAATGATTGGGTTATTTTAGACCAAGAGTTAGCACCGCCTAAAATTATAAAAATGGATGGATGTTTTGACCCTACTGGTAAAGTTTTAGATGCTAACGATATAGGTTTATATGTATATGAGCCAACTACTTACTCGCATCAACATACAGATTCATCGTCTACTGTGAGCTTAGCAGACCCTAATCCGGGAGAAGATATTAATTGGATGGACGCCGAAGGAGCTGGAAATGTTTTTAGCTCAGAAGATAAATATGCCTTTACGTATATATATGACGGTGTTCAAGAGTCAGAACTATCAAGAGATGATAGTGGTAATATAGGTATAACTGGATTCGATTGCGCTGAAATTCCTGAAGAAAGTGCTGTTGAGGCTATGAAATACAGTCCTACAGACGCTGCTGCAGCAGAGGATTCTGTTCCTATTAAAGTCGAAGAAGTTGTCTCTACCGACCCTCATAATAGAAAAGGAGCTGTGCATATTAAATTAACATCTACAGATACTAATCACGGCGCACACAAAGAGCTTTCTGTTGGAGATTATCTTGAAATAGGCTCTGAAATAGTTAAAGTTTACAAAATATGGTTTGCTACAGACGCCTTTGCTTTTGTCCATAGAGGGTGCAGAGGAACTACTCCTATAGATATCGAAGGAAAGTCTATTTATAAAATGAGTCCCCCTCAAAAAGCAAGAGCTATTAATATAGTTGTAAATACAGGGGCAGGTACGTCAGCCACTACGACATCTCCCGATATGGAGAGTGGCGGAGGCTCAGGAACGCTAACCTTTACTTTTGATAAAGCTTTAGGTGCTATGCCAAATACGCAGCTTGGGAGTGGATATGGAAACTACCCTCCGGGAAAAGATGAATATTTAGCAAATGGCGTAGATTCTGACGGAAGACCTATATATAATGGCGCAGAGTTTCAGTGGAAAATAGATACTAGCGGAGCTACATCAGGTCAAGATGGCTTGTGTGTTAAAAAATTAGATTTTAATATAGATAGAGACGGAGGAACTAATAACAATAATTTACTTATTAATATATTAGTTCACAATGAGTCCGGAGACGGTCAATCTTTAAACTATGGGCAGTTAATCAATATGGTTAATGGTGTAGAGAAATCAGCAGCTTCTTCAGGAGCTATTCCTCAGAAAAGCAATATGTTTGAGCTTGGAAGGTGGGGACAGTTAAGCTTATCAAACAGCGCAGCTCTTTCTACTGAATTTTCCGGCACAATACTTGAGACTGAAACTACTGTTGCAGGTGGCACAAATTCCGATTTATCTAGTTTTAATAAAAGAATTACAGCGATAAAGCTTTATTGGCAACCCAAGGGCGAGGAAGACTGGTACCACGCTATGACTTATGATATAAACAAAGGCGCTTGGGATGATGTTTATGCTCAAAGAAAATTAGACTCTACTCCAAAAGAAGAGATTGGTCATAGGAACGTTCTTGGCGACCCTTTAAATCAAGTCGGTTCTAACTTTGGCGCTTGGATAGACTGTCCTTACTGGGCTTTCCATTCTGGCAATGAACTTACTCAGGCTGGAAATGAGGGCGGAACGCCCTGTATTGACGTTAAAAGGTTCTTTAAAGGCTTTATGGGCTTTGGCAATACAGGAGCTCTTGCAGAAGCTTCAGGTGCAGTCCCAACTCTTTCGACTCCCGCCTTCGAGCCTAAAAAACACGAAATTTTTGGAAGTATACACTTAATAGCTCCTATAGATGCAAGTCAAATAGCTGCGGTAAGCGGCGACTTTAATACTTCTTTTCATAAAACTGTGGGTAAATTTAATCAACTTAGAACTATGTATGGAAGATATGTTGCAAGAGCTAAGGGATATGAAGAGGATATGATGACTTTTGGGGCTGGTTTGGGAGGTATAAATGATTACGATTCGTATATACTTAAAAACCCTATATATGTTAAATGGGAAAAAAGTGCAACAAGTTATCAGATAGGTACTATAACTGTTGTTGGCACTACAGGTGTTAATATAGTTTTTCCGCTATTAGGGTATGTAAAAGGCACCCATATTGTTGTTTTTAAAACAAAAGATTCTGATGCAGAAAGCGCTAGATACAGTCCAAATAAAAATTATAGAATATTTAAGCTTTCAGGTTCAGCAGCTCAAGTTTTTGGTGTTGATGAAACAGCGACGCCAATAGAGTTTGACGACGGGTCAGGGACTCAGGGTATATTTGATGTTGGTATTGCGGGTACCCACTTTCCTATAAATCATTATGGCGGAGGTATTTGGTCTGATGAAAGAATCTTAGATACTGTCGGGGGTGATAGCCTTAGTATGGAGGCTACTCAAGATAAACACGCAGACCATAATGCCGATTTTAACAGTCACGGCTACGAGTATAAGTCAGCATTTGCTAGAGGAGATTGTGCTACAACGATGTATTTGCCCTTTGACGGCGCTAAAATGTTGACTTACCAAGGTTTAACAGATAGGTCTCAAGAAGCTCGCATTAAGCCTGTTAAATGGAAAGATAGCACTATTATTAATGCTATAACTGTTGTGGCTAATATAGATATATTGGATGATAACAACCAAAGAAACAGAGAGCGTAGTAGGATATTATGGACACTCCCTTATCGATTTGACGAGTTTTCCTTTCATAGAAGTAGAGATATAGGAAATGCTGATTCCGATGATATTGTAGGGATTACTTCTATACAAGGTGGTGTTCTTGTTATGAAAGAAAATAATGTTTATATATTAGACCCTAACAATGGGTTTAGGGAGGTTCAAAGAATACAAGGCGTAGGTCTATCGTATCCAAATGCTTATGCCATAACTCCTTTTGGAGTGGCGATGCTTAATCATTCAGGGATATACTTAATGCCTACTAAAGAAGAGCTTAGTATGACAATTAGAGACCTTTTTTATAGCAGTTCGGGCGTAACTATAGCTAACCCTAGTCTTGGTTTTTCTGCTAAGCTTGGAGAGCTGATATTTGTCCCAGATACAACAACTGCCCATACAGGGTACTATAAGTATAATTTTGCAAAGAAAGGCTGGACTCAGCACGGTAAGATTAAAGATATATCCGACGGCACATATTCTAATTTAATTTTTGGAGATAACGATGAGTCTCAGATTTTAATTTTTGATAATAGTGACGCTGCTCACGCTGACCACGACACCGTTAGCGTGCACGAATTTAATGCCGATACAGGTGCTACGGTTAGCACTACAGGTATTTGGAAAACAAAAGAATATGTCTTTGATTCTCCTGATACAATTAAGTATATTAGGACATTGAGATTGACGTATAAAAGCTCGATTGCTATAACCTGTAGCGTTTATATAGATGGGGTTTTAGATAAAACTAAGTCAATTCCATCTAACACATCGCTAAAAACATTTAATCTACCTGTAAATGTCACAGGTAAGGCAATATCGTTTAAATTTGAAACAACCTCAACCGACCTTCACGTAGAGGATATGGAGTTAATCGGTTGGGACACAATGAAAGGAGATTAGGATGGCTATTCCCGCAACCAAGTCTGCGCGTAAGCACGGATATAAATATCAAGAAAAGTATATTAAAACTTATTATGGCGAAGATGGAACTAAGTATAAATTATACTCAAGAAGGTGGAGAAGCAATAAAAATTATGGCACAGACAAGCATCGTAAGTATATGATGCTGGCTTATAGACCCGACGGCAGTCTTGATACTAGCAGGAGCGCGTATAATACTAACTCAGATGTATTAGTTGAACGCTCTAGAGAATATTCAGGGGGAGGCATATATTCTTCGTCTGAATATCAAGATAAGATACGAGCTGATAAAGAAGCTAAGCGATTAGACTTGAAGGCTCACGAAGCGGTGGCTACAGCTAAACAAGCAGCTATAGACACAACCGCTAGGCAAACTGAGATTGCTCAAAAGCAAACAGCTAGAGTATCTGGCGAAACTATAAGAGCTCAAAGAGATGCGTTGTTAGCACAGGGCTATAGTCCTGAAGAGGCTAGGATTATGAGCTCTCAAGGTACTGAAAATGTTGCAAGGACGATAGCAGACCTAGGCTTGCAAGGTCAAGCTATTCACTCTCAGACTGTAGGGCAGTTAGCACAGTTTGGTGCAGAGCAAGGGTGGACTGCTGAAAGTTTATCTCAAGGTATGAAGCAAATGCAGCAAGACCTTATGAAGCATAGAGAGAGTTTAGCTAATCAGTTAAAAGTGGCTAAGGTAGGAGCTAAAGCTCAGACAGATGCAGCTAAAAGCGCAGCTTGGGGCAGTTTTGCTCAAGGTATTGGAGAAGCTGCGGGAGGAACTAACGTTTTTGGTCTTGTTAATAGGTTAGGTGGCGAAATTAGACGTCTTGGTGGCGAAATAGAGGGAGAAGAATAGATGGCTAACCCCGGATTATTAGTAGGTAAGTTTATAGAAGGTTTTATTAAGGGCAAGGAGAAGAAAAAGAAGAAAGATATTGCCGCCCAAAAGGCTCAAAATAAGATAACAGAAGACAACTATAAAGCTGAAGTTGAGTATTGGAAGGAAATTGTAAGTCAATCTGGAGAAAATACCGAGGTAAAAGAATACGCTCAAGATATGCTTATGTATGTAAAAGGCATCAAGGCTGGTAAAAACGTCTTTAAGCCTAATATAAGTCCTGCTGTTGAGAGCTTTCTTTCTGGTGTTTCCAGTGATATGGATGTCGAATCTATGTTTAATCCTGCTAAGATGGATGAAGGTAGCGATGTTCGTAAAAAGTACGATAAAGCGACTGAAATTGTTAAGAGATGGGATATTTATTATAATAATTTAAAGGCAACAGATAAAGAAAAAGTAAATGAAAAACTTCTAGTGCAAGGGCTTAAATTTCCTACTATAGAAACAGTTATGGGTGAGCTAGATAATTATGATGCTACTATTAGTGCTCTTACTGGTCAGAAAATTGCGTATCAGTCGGAGCTGGAGGCTGAAAAAGAAGACTTGAGTAGATTAAACCCTATCACTGAGGAGTATAAAAGTGGACTAGAAGAATCTATAGAAAATGACCTTGCCGAGATAGAAGCTTTAAAAAAGGTTGAATTGAAAAGAGCGCAATTAAAAGCAGCGTTTGACTTAGATGATGCAACTTTTGAAGCTCTGCAAGCAATTAATCTTTTGAAAAAGACAAATATTACAAAGCTTGCAGATGATAAAACTGTTGAGAGCCTTATTAAGAAGCTAATGATATATAAAGAGCTTAATAATGGAGTAAATTACAATGTATCAGATGCTGTGTGGGACACCCCTCTATTGAAAGAAACTGCATCAAAAAATTTAGATTTAGATGTTAATACCGCAGATGCATTGCTTGGTAGTGTCTATGGCGGTGAAGATAGTATTACTTTAAAGGAGTATATGGAAGGGTTTTATTTACCTGCCGATTCTCCAACAGGGCGAGGCGGCGAATTGGTAAGCGCAAGTTATGAGGGTTTAAAGACAATATATCCTGAAATCTATGAGCATATAGACATTATAAGTAAAGAAGCTACTGATGTCGCAAATATTGAAAAAAAGAGAGATGGTGTTTTGAAAGAATTGAGCAGAATGCGGAGCAGTCTTTTTAATCTTAACTTTGCCAAGCTTGGATATGAACCCGCTATAGATAATAGAGAGTTTATAATAGACAATAGAGAGTTTATAATAGATTCTAAGACTAAAGAAAGAGTAAAAAATGAAAGCTATTTAAAAGAGATAGAGAACCCCGGAATAGGGACTCCATTAATGAGCTTTCCCTACTATCAAGATTTTTCAATAAAGAAAGACGATGAGGAAGAGAGCTAGATAGTGGCTAAAACAGACGAACTATATTCTCAGTTAGACGAAAGAGAAGACGAGGAAATTAAAACCAGCGTAGCTGACGTATCTCCCGATATTGAAAAAGATAAAAAACTCTCAGGGGACGATGCGAGGGCTCTTATTCTGTCTGAGAAAAAGAAGAAGAAAAAGACTACAACTGCACTTAATTGGGGAGATTTAGAGTTTAATGTAGACTTAGAGAACCTTCCTAGTAAAATAATTGGGATGAGCACTAATCTTTATAGCCCAAGTATGGTAGCTCAAGGTCTAACTGGTTCTTATAAATTTGACGAGACTCTTAATAAAAGCATTACTTCAAGGATGAGTGAAGCCGAGTATGTAGAAAGATACGGAAAGCGCCCCGGAGAAGTTAGTAAGTATGATGATATAAACTTTAAATTCCACGACAAAATCAATGCAAGAGATGAGGTTTTCGACTACCTTGCTGAAGATTTTAATTTCGTATCTGTAAATGGGTTTGACCCAAATACAGACTATTCTAAAAATTTTCATACTATTAATGTTGAAGATGAGTTTGGCAACCCTAGAACAATACAATATGTACTCGCCCCTAAGGGATTTGCGTACGGATTAAGCGGAGGGGGTCAGCCAACAATGATTAGAGAAAATTCCAGATTTATACCTATGGTAGACGATGGGGGAGAATATATACATTTCAACCCTGATGGTAGTGAAATCAAGAAAGTTAAAAAGGGTATAAATAGAATACCCGGATGGGATAATATGACTGTCCAAATGCAAGAAACTCTTAGGGCTGAGTGGGACGAGGCTATATGGAATTTGAATAATTTAATTGATGAATACAATAATGCAGAAGATGAGGATATTAAGTTGGCGATTGCAAAAGAGCTGAATAAGTACCAGTATATAAATAATATGGATGATAAGGGTGGCGATGGGCTCTGGGTTCCTATTCCTGAATCTGAAAATAAAGGATTTCAGATAGGGGGTGGACATACTATGCAGTTATTTATAGACGGGAAACCTTACCCTGACCCTTACAAAATAGATGAAGAGTGGGGCGGTTTAGATTATGGTATATATGTCTCTTCTGTTAGCTCCGATGGTCAAGAAGTAACCTTTTCAAACTATACCGCAGAAGAAGGTAATAAAGGTATTACAAAGAAGGTGAATATCCAAGAGATATTGTCTTCTTCGTCTGTTTTTGGGGCTGGAGGCACAGAACTTGATTTAAAAAATTATTATGAAGCTGGAAAAGTTAAGCTAGGCAATACTTTTATATATAGTGAGCCCGTATCTATCACTCCTAGCGAGATTCGAAAAGACCCTGTTTTAATGCAATCTATACAAAAGGGTGATGTTAGTATGGCAGAGATTTTATCTGGAAGAGGCACAAGTATTCAGAAAGGAGTTTTAAACTGGATTAACCCTGAAGACGGTTTACCTATAAGTGAAATATTTAGCGAGGATGTTTTTGAATTTACTAGAACTATTGACGACTTAGGTAGAACTGTTCTAAGTGTAACTAGAACTCATAGTGTTCCTGATAAAATAATAGCGCAATACACAGATGGAACCAGTATGGAGGTAGGTACTGAAAAGTATTTAGCTTGGGAAAAGATAATGCAGCAAGTACAATGGCTTCAAGGCGTCGAAAGGGGTGCAGACCTAGATAGTCCTAATTGGGTGAGCCCTTATTCTATTGAGCAGGAAATGCAGAAAGTCAAAGCACAGATTGTCTCTTTTAATACTCTTTACGGGGATGAGAATAAAAGAGAAGTTGTTAATCTGATGAAAGCTTTAGTTGATACTTATTTTGATAAAACTGGAGATTATGTCGTTCCTAGCAGGGCAGATGCTTATGATATGTACCTTCAATTCACAGAAGGCAATCCAAATTGGGAGCCTTTAAGTAAGCAAGAGTTTTATTATTATAATGGATGGGACGATGGTTCTGAATATAGTAAAGCTGACCTAGAAGCCGCAGACGTGCTAACAAAATCTGATGTAAGAACTCAAGCTAGGTATTTAAGAAATTTAAAGTTTTTCCTAGCTAATACAGCTTTTTCTGAACAAGGAGGCATAAATAGGTTAAAAGAAATTGAAGAAGCTTATTCTGGTCAAAATAATATACCTTCTATAATGAACGAGTTTCGCTCCTTTGAAAAGGCTTGGACTAGAGAATACGGAGAAAGGACAGTAGCTGGGAGCAAAAAGCAAAAAGAAGAGATAGAAGCTGGCGGAATTATAGGTATGAGGGAATTTTTTAAGTTGCAAACTATGACAGATTCTTGGGATTATGGAATACTTGAATCAATAGTGTCTGCGTTTTACAGTCCTACTATCTGGAAAGACGCTTTAGGAGGAGAAGTGTGGTCTCATCGTTCTATATTTGAAGATTGGTTTTACCAAAATATACTATACAGTGACGATAAGATTATTCAGTTTGTCAAAGATATGGACGACCAAGGATTACTCCCTATGGATGCTATGTCTATGGATGTAGGAGCTTGGACAAATTTTATGAAAGGCTTTACTACCGTTGGTCAAAAAGGTGGAGAGCTTGTAACTCCTATGAATATAGCATTGACCGTTTCCGGAGCTAAAGGCTTGCAATGGATGAAGACTGCTTCTCCGAAAGCTTATGAATACGCTGTAAAAACATTTGGAACTGCTATATTTGGCTCTTTGTTGTACACTTCTGGCAATAAAATTGGAGATATCGTAACGTATTCTAATCTTCCCGAGAGTGAGCAGAATAGTCAAGAGATATCTAGGCTTATTGGAGAGCTGACTTTTGACGGCTTAATGATAAGCCCTTTTATGGCTTACGGCGGAGTAAAGGGTTATCAGTGGGGGAAAAAGAAACTTTCTGATGCCAATACATCGTATAATAATTTCTTAAATACTTTTGGAAGCACAGGAAGCCTCGCTGTTCCTTATGAGTCTAGAGAGGTGGCTATATTAGGAGGGAACGTTAAAGAGTATCTAACTGCACTGTTAGCACAGCCAGAAGGTAGAAAATTTATGAATAATTTTTTAAAAAAAGGTAAGGTTGATAATAAGAATAAAAAGGCTCTTGATGAAAAGTTAAAAAAGGAAGGAATAACTCCAGAAAATATAGACTTAGTCTCAAAAGAATTAGACGAGGTTGTTGGGACTTTACTGCAGAAATTTATTGCAGACCCTGATTATATGAACAAAGATTTGTATGCTTGGCAAAAATATCTAGACAATAACTGGAATAGCCTAACTAAGACCTTTTTTGGTAAAAATAAATTAAATAAAGATGACAATGAAATACTGAGAAGATTTATAGGGGACTCGTACAACTCTAAATTTAAAGTTATTCAAGACAATATCAGAAAAGCTAATCAAACAGCAACAAACAAGCCTACTGGGAAAGGTGGAGAACCTACTCCACCTAGCGGCAAAATGGATGAAGCTTATAATTATACTGGAAATATTAATCTAGATAAATATCCTGAAGATTTAAGAAATTTTATAGGAAACCTTGGTAGATTCCTAGGTAAAGAGATAAATAAAGAGATAAGGGCTTTAGGTAAGAAAAACTGGAAAGATATAGATGATGAATCTATACAAAAAGAAACTATAGAATCTGTTCTTAGAAAGGTTTTAAATGTTACAGATGATGAGCTTGCGGCTGGAAACTTTGAGTTTACTGCGGCTGAATATCTTTCGGCTGAAAGAATTATGACTGCTATAGGTAGGAATCTTATAAATAATCAGCATACAATGAGAATGAGCGAGTACGAAGCAGCTATGTCTCAGTTTACCAAATTTTTTAAGTCTCTAACCGCCCACAGTGCTACTACAGGCAGAAAGCTTAATATACATAAGCACCCTGTCTCTGACGAGCTTGCGATGATTTTTAGTGAAGGCGAGCTTATTACGGCTCAAGGAAATTTTATATTAGATGATGTAAATAAAATGCTACAGTCGAAAGACAAAAGTCCTACTAAAATTAATAATTTAATAAACTCTCTTGTTGAGGTTTCTAGGAATGCTAAGCTATTTTCTATAGGTGCTGTAGTGAGAAGTACGATTGGTAATTCAAGTAATCAAGCTTTATTATATACAGATAAGCCTATATCTGCGTTTTATGACGCGGTGCTAACAAACTTAGATAGATACGCCCTTACCCCTGCGATAAGAAGACCTTCTGGCTACATATATTCAAAATTGACCGGTAAAGAGTGGGAAAGTCTACCTGCTTGGATGCAAGTAACCCCTGAAAGGTCTCGTTTCTTTGGAGAAACGTTAGCATATACAAAACAAGCTTTTAGTTCTTATTTTGGTGGTAAGTACAGAGGTGAGCACGGAACTGTTTATAAGAATATTAAGGCTATGCTATATGAGGATAAGAACTACTTAAAAACAGATGCTTTTTATACCAAAGAAAGATTTAGTGTCGACGGATATATAGGCGGAGCTTGGGGAAAATTAATAAGGACGCCTCAAAGAAGTCAGGCGGCGATAGATATATTTTTCAGGCAGCCAGCCGAGGAGGCGTTTGTTGCACAATATATTTTCAGGCATTTAAAAAAGAACGGCTATAGACCGGGGACTAAAGAGTGGAAGAGAGAGTTTGACAGTCTTATAAAAGACCCTCCAAAAAAAATAGTAGACGAAGCTATAGCAAGCGCTGAATACTCTACATTTCAAGCAAAATTAGGAGCTCTAGGGGATTGGGCTAGTAGGCAAAGGTCTGGAAATGTCGGTACATTTTTTCAGTTTTGGATACCATTTTTTAATACCCCTGTAAATATAGGTAAGACTATATATCATAGAACTCCGGGCATAGGTTTCCTAAGTAAAGATGGGTTTAAAGGTATGGGTAAAGGGTTAGCATATGGAGATTGGGGTATATTTGCGGACGTAGCATCAAAACAAACTACCGCCTCAGGATTTGCTTATACAATGTATTCTCTTGCTAATAATATGTATGGTGGCTATAGAGAGGATGGTACTCCGGCGCCTTTAGATGAGGCTAATGAGCAGGGGTACAGAGGCTATTTCAAGGCAAAGCCTTATGAGATGTTGAGTGACTATGAGAAAATGATATATGAAATAAAGCGCATAAACCCCGGAGATGTTTGCGCTTATACTCTGGATGGCACTACTGAATGTTGGAGCCCAAGAGGTTTTTCTCCCGGAAATGAAATAATGTCTATTTTAGGGTCTATCCTAGATGGGCAGGGAGACCCTAGCGATTGGGAAAGATTTGAGAATGGGATGATTTCTCTTGCGTACACTTATTTAGAGAATCCGTTTGTAGGCGGAATAGATATGGCTTCAGATTTGATTCACGGAAATACAAGTATGTGGGATTTTTGGCTAGAGACTTTTAGGAGTTCTTTAATGCCTAATATGATGCTTAGTTATGGCTCTATTATAGACCCTTATTATTATGAAAGTCAAGACTATAATAATAAAACACAAGGATATAGAGATGTTAGTCTTGTGAATCCTAGCAGGTATTCTTTTACAAAAGACCCTAATATTCTTTGGCGTAGATTTGAAAAAACATTCTTTGGAGGGTATGCAGAGGTATTTGGGGGAGATACAGCGTCATCCGTTCTGGAAGGCTTAAAAAATTATGCTAACGAAGAAAGAGAAAAAAAGCTTCCAAGTTTTATGGAAGATAATGGCTATACTGAAAAAGAGGCTAGGGAAAAACTTAATAATATTTCAGATTTAATTATGGGTAAGGACTATTTTAATGACTACACTATTAATTTACCGAGATTAGATTTGTTTGGAGAGCCTGTGCTTAAAAAACAGGGAGTTGGGTCTCTTTTTGGTCTAAACACTATGAACTCTGCTGAAATAGGCGCTTTTTGGGGTAACGTGCCTGAAAAGTATTCTCAAATTATGGAAGACCCTGCTTTTTGGCAGCAGGCAAGAAACCTTATAGTCGACGAGCTTGTTAGGTTGAATTTGTTTGATAAGTTTGAAGAAAATAGAAATACAGTAATGGGGGCACCTCTTAGTAGGATAGATAAATGGCTTGTAAATGCTGCTAACGGTCAAAATAATTTTATATGGCTAATGAATAATATGATTTTTGATATTGCTAGAGATGACCAAGGTCGCGTTATCAGAGAAAATGGTAGAGAGCGACTTGAGTTAAACTTAGACGAAAATGGAAATCTTAAGCTTTCTAAGAGATGGGCTAAATCAGACTCTGATGAGGACGTTAGAATGATGGTTCAAAATATGATGTTGGAAAATGTACAACTAATTACAGAAGGGTTAGCAGAAACATCAGCGCATAAATTTATTAAAACGTATAACCTAGAGACTGATTGGCTTTTTAACCCTAAAAGAGATTATAGCTTTTTATTTAAAGCAGAAGACTTAGATAATAAAGATTTTGTTCAATATCTTAAAGAAACACAAGGAAAGGTAACTACTCAAATATCAAACGCTGAGGAAGCTGAGGCTTTTCTGCACTACCAAGCTTTTCAGAGGCTTAAAGAATTAGAGCCAGAGTTATACGAAGGCAAGCTTTTTGATGCTAAGCAAAATTATGAAATGTTATTAAGAGAAGCTGAAGAGGAGTTAGAATAATGACAACTTATAGAAAAGACCCGACGCTTTACGGGGATAACGTACTAGGTGATGCTTTCTCTACAGCATCTACTGTGACTATAGGGAGTGGCGTAGGCGATTGGAGAGACAACACGGTTGACGGGTCTTGTAATTGCATTATTTCTCAGTCAAGCGATTATAGCTCTACTGGCGATAATTCCGTAAAAATGGTTGGAGCAGGAACCGGTGCTAATAAAACTTCTTTTGTTAATTTGAGCTTAGTTGTGGGGACGGAATATGAACTTAGCTTTAAAATGCTAATACCTACTGTACCGTCTACGGCAGAACCTACTGCTTACTGGGTTGCTGTAGGCTCTACGCTGTTTAACAATGACTATGCGTATTCTGATGTTATAGGAGTTGACGCTACTAATATGATTGAAGGGCAGTGGGTTCAAGCCCATTCTCTTATTTGGACAGCGACAGCCGTTGGAGCTTATTTTACAATAGGTATGATTGCTAACAATTCAGGCGATATTATGTTTTTAGATGAAATATATTTAAGAAAAGAAAAAATGACTTACACTGCTGATGCTGACCCTACATAACTGGTGCTAACTTGGATATAATTCAAGCATTAGAACAGTTCGGAATCCCTGTCGTAGTTGCTGCGGCGTTCGGGTATTTTATTTGGAAGCAGAATAAGTATATTCAAGATGATTTGACCGCAGATTTGCATAACAAATTTAATCGCCTCGAAGGGATTATTATAAAGCTTATAGACCAGCAAAAAAAAATTCAAATAGAAAACAGAGGATTGCAAAAACAATACGAGGCTTTAGTACATATTATTGCTAAATTAAGCGGTAATGGTTTGCAGGACAAAATAAACCATATTTTAAATAAAAAGAAGAAAAGGAGATAGTATGGCAGATGATAGTTTTAAGAAAATAGTAGTAGGTTATCTTTTTAACGAAGAGAGAAAGAGGGAATTAATTAAAAAAATTAATGATGATATAAATATCCCTATGCTTTCCGAGAAGACTGAAGAAAAAATATTTACAGCTATTTGGGAAGCTGTAGAAGACACTCTTAAAGAAGCTATTATGAAAGACTAATGGAGAAAATTACTGGTATAAAAAAAGTAATATCCGATACTTTGCTCAAGATAGGAATGCACAGCCACGAGGCTGTTGATTTGATATATCGCGTTGGTATGGCTGAGTCTGCCTATAGGCATATAACTAGCCCTGCTAAAGGCAATCCTGCAATATCTTTTTGGCAAATAGAACCAGAGACGGCTAAAGATATTTTAGACCATTTCGTCCAATTTAGACCCCTGCTAATTGAGAAATTAAAAACAGTAGGTTTTCGATGGGAACAAAGGGCTGACAAATTAGAACTTGAATTTCAAATGAAAACGAATATGGCATTCGCCATTGCTCTTTGTAGGATTAAATTTTGGAGAGACCCTGCCCCTCTACCTAAAGTTGGAGATGTGATGAGTCAAGCTGAGTATTGGAAACGTATATATAATAGCGAAAAAGGTCGCGGAACGGTCGAGCATTTCTGTTCTATGAACGGGTACAAGCCCGAAGAGAAAAAAGAAAAATAATTTTTTTTCTTGCATTGAATATGATATTCGTTGTAAGTTTATCGTATGGGCAGAGGTGATAGACAAGCAAGACTTTTAAAAATCAAACAAGTCAAAAGATATGCAAACGAGGAAGGTATTCAAATATCAGCCGGCGCAATATATGCTATTCAAATGCACTTGGAGAACATTTTGAAAGATTTATGCAATGATGTTAAAAAGCATAAAATAAAGCGATTGAAGTCTGAACAGATTTACGCCCTTATTGAAAAACAATATATGAAAAGTTTAAAAGGGATAAATCGAGAATATGACGACACAATCTAGCATTATAACCGCAAAATACGACCCTCAGACAAGAGAAATAGTTTTAGACGTGCCTTACGAGTATAAGGATAGAGTTAAGCTTGTAGGCGCTTTATGGAACAAAAAAGATAAGTATTGGTATTTCATAGAGCCAACACTACCTATATGTGAAGCTCTCATTGAGTTAAATATAGTTTTTTCTCCCGCATTATCTAAGGTATACAATGAACTTAACTTTATAGAGCATAGTGCGGGCGCGTATAAGCGCGCAGGCTTTACAGACTTACCTAAAGATGACACTCATATATTATATGGGCATCAAAACCAAACTAGATTATTTGGCAAGGCTAGGGGCAGTTATGCCGACCTGTCTGATTGTGGTACGGGGAAAACGATAGCCACTCTCTCTGTTATTAATGAATATTGGGAAGAGAATAATAAAATAAAAGTCTTGGTTATTTGTCCAAAAAGTATTATACAGAGCAGTTGGGTCGCTGATTGTAATAAAACATATCCTAATTTAAAGATTGTGCCGGCAGTTGGAACTGCTGAGAAAAAATTAGAAGCATTTAACTCTGATGCTAACATTTATGTCACTAACTACGAATCTATGCATACAAAATTTACTTTTGAAGAAGAAGGGTATGATATTTTAGTGTGCGATGAAGCTGTGAGACTAAAAAACCCTAGTGCTAAGTGGACTAAAAGAGTAACGGCTTTAGCTAGGATTGTTCCTAAAAGAATTATCATATCTGGATTAATAACTCCAAACAATCTTATGGAGATATATGCCCCCTTTAATATAGTGGAGCCTAGTTTGTTAGGTGGTTCTTTTTATCAGTTTAGGCATAAATATTTCACGCCTAACCCTTGGTCTTATATGAATAAAGAGTGGGTTCCTAAGAAGAAAGGGTTTGAATCTATAACCTCTAAGATAGAAAGGTTAGTTATAAGACACAAAAAAGATGATTGCTTAGACTTACCGGAGAAAATATATAATATACGAAAAATAACTATGACTAGGGAGCAAAAAAAATTCTACGATGAAATGGCTAAGCAATTTATAACAGAGATTGAAGATAAAACTATTACGGCTGTAAATGCCGGTGCTAAGCTTCAAAAGTTGTCTCAAATAACAAGCGGATTCGTTTATCACGAAGACGATGGAGATAAAACTTTTACAGAATTTCATAACGCTAAAAACAAAGAGCTAGACTCTATGCTAATGGGTGAGTTAGCAGATGAACAAGTTATTGTTTATTGCACTTACAAGGGAGAGATAGCAATCTTTAAGGAGATGTATAAAGATGGAGCATTCATACACGGGGGTCAATCGGTCACTTCACAACAAGAAGCTATTCAAAGGTTTAAAGACGGCGATGCGCGTATTTTGTTTGCTAACGTTCAGAGCGCTAAGTATGGGCTTACTTTTACTAATTGTTCTAATGTTATTTACTACTCTCTGTCTTATTCTCTTGATGATTTGTATCAATCCCAAGAGAGGATTCATAGGATTGGGCAATCTAAGACGTGCAACTATACATTTCTTTGTGCTGATAAAAGCGTGGACTTTAGAGTTTATAAAGCCGTTATGAAAAAGCAAGGACTGAATGATATGGTTTATTCAATGATAGAAGACATCAAAGGAGAAAAGTAAATGAAAAGCGTACAAGACATACTACAAGACCTAGTAGATATTATATGGGGAGTAGAAAAAAAAGAAACAAAGAAGGAGAAGAAAAAATGCAATTCAAAGACACAGAAGAGCTTACGCTCAAAGAAAAAATCATCTATTGGCGTGAAGTCAAAGACGAAATCGACCAAAAAGAAGCCCTCGCGAAGCCGTTCAAAGACGAGCTCAAAAGGGTCAACGAAGAAATCACGAAAGACCTCTCCATCGCGGAAGACGAAGAAAAGTCGGAAATAGTTAGCGTAGACGGAGCGGGTACGTGTTGGAAAGAAAGAGTTGTCACAATGAAAGTAAGTGACTATCAAGCATTCCAAAAGTTCTGTACTAGAAATGATGTTGAGTTCGTGCTAAGGCGCCAACTTAACTTAGGTGGAGTGCAGGAAATACATAGAATGGTTATGGAAGGACAACTGCCTATGCCAAAGAGTGCTGAGTTTGATAGTTTTGAAAAGTTAACAATAAGAAAAAAAGGATAAAACAATGAGTGATAAAATAACAACAAAGCAAAGTAGTAATATAGCAGTACCACAGGGTTATGCAATGGAAATTGATAAGTCAGATGTTAGGGTGCCTAGTATTGTATTATGGCAAAAGATATCTGATATGTCTGAATTTGAAGGCGAAAACGTTAAAGCGGGGGATTTTGTAAATCCCGTTACCGGAGAAATATATGGTAATAGCTTTGAATGTGTTATCGTTTCTTACTACACAACTGCGCGCGTATTTGGAGAGGTTGGAGAATCGGGCAGAAGAGAGGTCTTAAAGTTTAGCAGAGATGGTAAACATTGGGAAGACGGCTCTTTGATTACACCTCAAGAGTTCGCGTGGAAAGATGACGGCTCTCACGCTGTCAAAAGCTACCATTATTTAGTGCTACAGAAAGACTCTATAATGCCGGCAATGATTACATTTAAGGGTGCTTCAGCAAAATTTGCTAAGAATCTTAATGCTAATCTTATGTATATCAGACCTTCTTGGAGAAGCTATTTTAAAATATCTTCTGCTGTTGAGGAGAAGGGTGGTAACAAGTATCACGTGATTCAAGCTAAAGCGCAGCCTAAATCCGCAGCATCAGATGCTGATGTTAGCACGGCTACGCAGCTATGGGAATCATCGAGAGAGTTCGTTAGCAGTCCTGAGATGGAAAAAGATAACGAGTTCGGAAAAGATATCGGGTCAAAAAAGAAGACAAATAAAGAGGTTGACGAGATATTCAATTAAGTAATAACGCGGGGGCGAGAGCCCCCGCATAACACCTTGCACGGGGAGAAACAATGAAAATATATAAAAAACTAATGGATTTATTCTACGCACGTAACGACGTGTACGCAGAATGTTTCTATGATAAGAGGACTAAGCGCTACGCTTATAAGTCTGTCAAAAAGAAAATAACACAAGAATTAATAAAGAAACACGTCACGGATAAAAAGTTTTATGGGATAGGGATTTATCCTTTACTTGAGGGAAATAAAACTAAATGGATATCTGCTGACTTCGACTTTCATTCAGAGTCTGAAAAAGAAGAGGCAACTGAAGCTTTAAATGCTATGCATATGTTAGCAGATGAGCTAAATATAAACTTCTATACAGAAATTTCTAAGTCTGGAAATGGAATGCATATTTGGTTATTCTTCTCTGAAGAAATAGAATCTTGGAAGGCAAGGAGGCTAATGGGAGGATTCTTGTTAGCTTGCAGAGCTGATAAGCTCTCCTCGATGGATAGATTCTTTCCCTCGCAGGACAGGTTGTTTGAGACATCGAAAGGCTTCGGAAACCTTATTCATATGCCCTTTAGTGCGATGTTTATAAACAAAGGGACACACTTTATAGATGAAAAGGGTTATAAATATAAGGATACTTCTGATGTAGAAATATTCTTAGATGAGATAGTTAAGCTAACACCCGAAATCATAAACACTCTTCTCGACAAGTGGGATTTACTTAATGAGGTTGAGAGCTCTGCTGTATATGAGCAAGATACTATTGAGTATACCTACGCTCCCGATGGGTTAATTAACGTTCTCAATGACCCTTTCATCTCTTGGTGCAAAAACAACCCTTCTTTAGTTGATTATAATGCTTGGATTTCTTTAATAACGAATCTTCTTCCTTTCGGAGATGAAGGAATAAAAGCAATACATAATATATCATCGCTTGACAGCCGGCGCTATGATAGAAAGCTAACTCAACAAAAGATATTGTCTTGCGAGGGAATGAAACCTATTACTTATAATTGGATTCAAAAAAATACAGACTTTAAGGACGATGTTAAAGTTCCTTACAAGTCTCCGGCTGTCGCCGGAATCAAGACTAATTCGGTTAGCACTCCTGTTTATGAATCTAGGGGCAGATATTGGATTGAAGGTGCTAAAGTAGATAAAGAACTGTCTACTTTTACTGTAGAGCCTGTGAGGGTTGTTCGCATAGAAGACCAAATTAGTAGAGTATGGGACTTAATTACGCCGGATAAAATGATTAAGTCCGTTAGCTTTGATGCAGGAGACGTATCTTCTCTGCCCGCGTTTAAACGCAAGATTATGTCCCTGTATCATAAGCTATTATGGTATGGCTCAGAAAATGAGCTAATGAGAGTCTTGGATTATTTAAACCAACATTATCCTAAATTGCCTTCGGTGCAAGGCTGTAGTAGTGTAGGTATGATAAAAGACCCTCTTAGTAAAAATTGGATTGTGCTAACCCAGTTAATGAGCTGGGATAAAAACTCTCAACGAGAAGATTTTATATACTTTAACCCTGCGGTGAAAAAAGAATTAACGTTTTCACCTGAGGTTAGCATTGAGAAAGATGAGCTAAAGTCTATTTTTAGAAACCTATTTAGGTTTAATGACATATCGGTTTGTGCAACTATTGTCGGGTGGTGTATCAGTATCTTTGTTAAGCAAAGATTATATGAGTCTCATTCCGTGAGATTCCCCGTGCTAATGATACACGGACAAGCTGGGAGCGGTAAGTCCGAAACCGCCCGACATTTTATTCAGCCTTTTTTCGGAGACATCTCTCCGATGCTAAGGGTTGACGACATCACAAACTTTGCATTCACAGCGCTAGGGTCGTCGACAAATATGTTCCCACTTATTTACGATGAATATAAGCCCGCACTATTTGATAATAGTAAAATTAAGATGATTAGTAAAATGATTCGTGGTTTATATGATAATGAAAGTTCGATGAGAGGAACAAAAGACCTTAGCACGCGAGAGTTTAAGATATACGCTCCCGCAGTTGTGATAGGAGAAATGGGCTTTGATGAGCCCGCATTACGTGAGCGTAGCGCAGATGTATTTGTTAATAAACTAGACGCGCACCAATATTTAGATAACTTTAT